TAGATTGCGTATAACTAACTCCATGAGAAGAACCATTTGAATAAGTATATTGACCTATATACTTGTATCCACTTTGGATTGCATTTCCACTAGCATCACCTAATGTACAACCCCAAAAATTGTTTGTTGCACTTTCGCATTTTAAAGCTCTAAACTTGAGTAATAATTCATGAAAATCATCTGTAGTAGGTAATGATATCTGTAAGTTTGTTAGTCCAGTTTGAGTTGTGGTTGAACTAGAAAATTTTTGTATGTCACCAGCACCACTAACAGTACCAGTAAAAGCAAAGGTGTCTGCTAAGTTCATTGATTCTGCTTGTATCTTACTTAATGCCATATCTTCCTCATGTTTTTATTACATATAAAACTGCTGCATTTACTGGTCTTGTTTCATCTCCAGTTCTAGGTGTGCCTTGTGAGTTAATCTCTTGTGGTGCAGTAGTGTTAAAATTATAGGTTGTTCCGTAAGCATTATTACCAATAGCATATGAAGAATAGGTTTGATAAGAAGTACCTGGACTCATTATAGTTTGGTGCTTGTGATCTTGCATTTGGTCATTTTCAATAGTACCTACAGCTGGTGCAGAAAAATCTGTACCCTTAGCCATATTTGCTGTGCCATGAGTGCCAGTACCACGAAGAAACATTGCTCTTAAATCTGGAAGATTAAAAGTACTTGAGCCATCACCACTACCCCAAGTTGTTCCAATAGCAGTATATAAAGTAGCATAAGTTGATCTTGATATAGCTGATCCATCACAAGATAAAAATCCAGTAGGAGATGCTGTTCCACCAAAAGGCATAATCATACCACTTGGTACAAATATTAAATTACTATCTAATTTTGCTTGTGTTATTGCACCATCAGCTATCTTTGCACTTGATACACTACCATCACCAGGCACAGTTGTTTGAATTGCCCTGGCTAAATAAATAACATAAATGTCATCTGTACCAGCAACAGTACCAGTAAGTGTAACTGTTGTACCATTGACACTATAAGCTTCTGTTGGCTCTTGCCTTACATTATTTATATATAACGCAATGTCATTAGCATTAGCTACTGCATGAGTAAGTGTCAGACTTGTACCACTTGCACCAGTTAAGTCTTGTTTTAAAAGACTTGTAAATGCTGTGTCTACTGGGTTTCCTATATATGCCATTAGCTTATTGCATCCACTCTTGAAACCCAAACATCCAGGCTTGTTACTGTACTCGATTGAAAAAACATCCTATCCCCACTTTGGACAACTAGTTTCGCACCGCCATCTAAAACTTGTAATGCACTATTAGCTGGTATTGGTGCATCTTTAATTAAGTAATGCGCATTTGTTAAGGCAATAGTATTTCCCATATTATCGCCATGAGCATTACAATAATAATACAAACTATCAGGAGCATTTGAAGCAACAGCTATTGTTGTTTTAGCACCAGCTTGTCCTGGTGTTCCAGTATGAGTAACACCAGTTGTGTAGGCACTACCACCAGCAGCTGTTTTAAATTTTAGTAAATGTCCACTATTACTAGCATCTGCTTGATCAAACACATAAGTAAAACCTTTGAGTAAAGTAATCGCTGGTTTTGATGAACCATCTAAAACAAATACACCACCAGCTACAGTAACTGTAAAAGTAAATAGATCTCCAGTATTACCAGTATTGTTTGTAGCCATTGTCATAAAGCAAGAAGCTGTTATGGCATTGTCCGTTTTGTTTGCCATATGAATACCAATAATTGTATTGTCGCTACCAAAATCAGATCCATCAGGTATGTCCTGGGCAGTTGTACCAATATTGGTTATAAAGTTTCTTTCAAAATCTTGTGCCATTTTTTACTCCTATAAAGCAACAGCCATTGCAATAGCGAACCCAGCTGTAGCACCAGTTTCAACTGATACCCATGAAGATCCGTTATAAAATTTTAATTTTTGATCACTAGTATTATAGTATAGGTCACCAGCTTCTAAAGCAGATCCATCAAGGTCTTGTGTTGGATCTGAAGATGATGCTCCAAGATAAACATTGTCAAATGATGCTTTTGATGCAGCAGCTTGTTCTGCATAATACTTTGCAGAATATAATCCAGTATTTCCTATTGTTGTATTTGTAGCAAAACTATTACCGCCACCTAACGCCCAGTTTTTTGCAGATCCAGCATTGATTGTTGATCCACTTATAGCATATGATTTTGAACTAAACTCACCTGAACTATCTACAGCAGTTGGGTTGATTGCCCATTCTTTTGACGCACCAACCTGGTTGGTAACTCCAGTACCACCCAAAGCGTGTGCTTCAGAACTAAACTTACCAGTACCAGCTACAACTTCACCAGTTGTCTTAGTTGCAAAATCTTCTGCAAGCTGTACGTTTACTGTTGCATTAGCAGCTGCGGTTTCACTTGCGGCAGCTGCGGTCGCACTATTTGCAGCAGCTGTTGCAGAAGAAGCAGCATTATTAGCAGAAGTTGTCGCACTAGCTGCATCAACTAATAAAGTGTATTTTGCACTATTGGCATTTGTTGTAAGCGGTTGTGATCCGCTTGATGTATGAGCAGTATTAACAATAAATATATTATTAGTGCTTGTGTCTTTTACAATATCTCTTTCAGCATAAGCTGTACTAGCTGCCCAGTTACCTCGTGAAGTTCCAATAGCAGTAGTAATCGTAAGTTCACCAGTACTATCAAAAGACAGTATTTTATTAGCACGATCAGTAGCACCAACAGTAAATTCTGTGCTAGTCATTGTATTTGTTCTTGATATTTTAAGTGATCGATCAATAGCTTCTTGCAGCTGTTGAGCAATCATAGTAATTCTATCAAGAGCGTTTTCATGACTTTCAGCTGGGAATGGATCATTTTCTACATAATCAGTTCCCTGGGTAAGTGTTAAATTTCTTCTAATTAAAACTGTTTCTCCACTTTGCGGTCTTTTGTCAGATGACGAAAAGTGAGCATCATTTGCATTACCAGTATTAAATTTAAATAAAACATTACCACCATTTGCATTACCAGCATTTGTAACTATGTAATCTGTATTTAAAGCTTTAACTGTTTCTGTATCATTTGCTGATCGAACAATTACAGTTAAATCACCATCAGCAAATATCTTAAAACTATATGGAAAAGAATGTTGGGTTCCATTTGCACTAGCACTATTTTTTGTAGTAGTACTGGATATTGCCATATTATTGTCCTCTTAAAATTTTAATTGATTGATCAACTGTGCTTTCATCTCTAAATGCATCTGCCAAATCTTCATTGCCTGGTGAAGCTAAAAGAATTGGTAAAGCAGCTTCATAAAAAAATCTTTCTGCATTTTTAATCATTTGTATTTTTTCATCATCGTTTGCTTTTACATATTCAGGGTTGATCATTAGTATTTTTAAATAATCTCTAAATGTATAACCGCCTTGACCTTTTAGTGAACCTTTTATTCTTAAAGGTAACATAACCTGGTTTTTAGCTATTTCAGTAAGTTGTCCTCTTCTAATATCATCAAGAGAAATACCTCTCATTCGTTTTTTTTCTTCTGTCAGAGGTGCGCCCAATCTAATTAGTTCTGCATGATAAGGCTCTATTTCTTCTACACCATAAGACATTCTAAAAGGCGTAATACTATTCCACATAGCAAGTATTGGATTCACACTAAATGGAACACCACGCTCTTTTTTAAATCCAAGCATATCATATTTGTATGCAAACTTTTCTTCTACACCTTTAACATATGGCAATGTCATTACTTGTTGATTCCAACCATATGCCATGTTGTCGTAAAAAAATTGTGCGGCACTATTACCATCAATATTTTTTAAAGTTCCCACCAATCCATAAGGTATTTCAGAAAATGGGTTATCTGTTTTTTTACTATCTTCAAATAACTTTTCAACATCAGCTATGCTGTAATATTGTCCAGGAACAGCTGGGGTTTTTCTTGGTATTATAGTTCCTTGACCATCCACGCCCTCTTCTTCTTTTGTAAGCTTAGATATATTTCTTATTGCGCTTGAATAAGGCAAGGGCAATACACCTACCATACTACCAAGAGGACTATCTACTATTAATCCAGGGTCACCATATTCGATTGCTCTAGCTATAGATCCTAGACCTTGTAAAAAAGGAAGATCTCTAAAATAATCATATGTTGCCAAAACACTAGCAGATATTAAATTCATACGATCTTCAGGATCATAAAACATAGTTTGATATTGAGCAGTACTTGCGGCAATACCTAAAAATGCACTTACTGGTTCTAAACCTTGATAGCTAACATAAACAAGTTTACCATTTGGTAATCCAGTTTCCCTATTGTACATTGGCAAAACGTCACCATCTTCATCAGTTGGAAAACCTTCTGCTCTAAATACAATACTGTAAGGCTGCCACCCAGGAGGTAACATTTTTTGTGCTTGTTTATCTCTTGGATAAGATCCAGTCAGTTGTCCATTTAATGCATACTCATGGAACAATGATAATGTCATTGCACCCAAGGACATTTTGCCCATTGTTCTTTGTTGTATTCTTGCACCATTTTTACCAAGTATATTATCTCTTACCTGGCTGCGGCTTGGTGTAAGTAATAAAGCTGCATTTATTAAAGGATGACCTTCTGCAACTCTAAGCATACTGTTTGTTGGCGCCTTGGCAAAAGGCATCAACAATTTGCCAATAAATCCTCTTCTAATATTTTTAGTTAATCCACCAAGTAATCCATCACCTAGATCACTTGTCATTGTAACATATCTAGCTGCATTATCTAATTCATCAGATTTAAATTTAGGATCTAATAAAACCATTAATGCATCATCTACTGAATCATCATTTGATTTACCTAAAGCTTTTGACTTTCTAACTTGCCTTACAGCTTGTTCATACAATTCACCACGACTTGAAATTACTCTCCAAAAATCGTCAGCAGCTTGTAAAGCAGTTCCTGGGTATCTAATGATTTTACCTAATAAATCAACAGCTTTACCAAGGTCACCTGATAAATTTAATGTTTCAGCATCTATTGCTTTGTAATTACTATTTTCAATTTTATTTAAAACATCTGCTGGTACGCCAGTTTTAAATGTTTTAGCCATCACAATGTACGCATCTCTCAAAGATTTATGATAACCATAATATCTAGCAAATATATCCTCAAAAAAAACACCTTCAGGGTTTACTTGTTTGCCAAGTGTTTTTTGCCCTAGTCTAACAGTTGTTCCAATACCAGCTGCAAGAATATCTGCCATTGAATTGTAAATCATAAATAAAGGCGTAGCCAAAGCGTTTTTTAAATGTGTAGGCGCCCAGCTTAGTAACCCATTTATGTATACCTCTTGCCATACATCGCCTAGTTTTTGATACCATGCACCAGCAACATATTTATTACCATTAGCTTGTCCACCTTCTTTAACAGCATCTAAATAACCTTTTGCCATTTTTTGAACAAGATCTGTTCCGCCAGTTTCATCAAGAATAACTTGTGCCTGGACTAATGGTTGATTTGTACCAGTTTGAATTTTAAAAGATTGCAATGCCCTGGCAATTTCAGTTTGCGCCCCTTTTACTTTCATTTGTATACCAGCATGAATTGACATTTGCCTTCTAAAAGCAACCATGTCATTTGGACTTGCATTTCCGCTTTCAATTTTTTTTGCAAGTTCTTCTAATCGTTTAGCTGATTTTTGTAACAAATATCGAGCAGCTGTCATTTGTTCTGCATTTAACAGCTGACCAACTTTTTTATTTAAAAGTTTTTTTGTAAATCCTATTTCATTTGCAAGAAGCTGCGAAGCTTCGTCAACAGTTTCTTTGTTTGTTTTGATACCCCTTTTTTCAACTTGTTGAGTATCTGCGAAAATTTCGCTAATAGAGTTAATTGCTCTCGTGACATCTGCACCACTATCAAAATTGTTAAAATTAAAATCTAAACCAGTATCACCTGATATTAAGTTCTTATCTTTTATTTCAAGATAATCTTTGACGTTACCTTCGTCAGTTAATCCTTGTCTAAAATTAGTTCTATGAGCAGCTTTTGCATCTAATGTAGCTTGTGTTTCAGCTGCTTCTTTAGCAATACCAATAACATCTTCTTCAGGGTTAACTGCCTTTGCACTAAATCCAGCTTTTGAAAATCTTTCTGCACCTTCTTCAGTTAACACTCCAGGTGATAATTTTTTTTGTACTTCTTCGTAAGTTTCACCCTCTTTTAATAAAGTTTCTACTCCAGGCTCAGGAACTCTTTGTGTTGTGTCACTTCCTGACACAGATCCAGTTATACCGCCTTTTTTTTCTCTACTAAGTATTTGTCCTAATGTTCCAAGTATTTCTTTACCTAATCCAGCTACTTGCACATTTTCACTTTTGTCAGGTCTTGTGCTTGCAAGTTTTACTTCGTTAGTGTCCAAAGAATCTTGAATTTGTTCGTCAGGTATTGCCATGAAATTCCCATAAAAAAAGGGTGCTTCACAACACCCCAACTATATATAGTCTTATACCAAATTTTAGGACATTTGTGAATTTTTTTATACTAAACTCATTTGTCCATCATTTTCAATTTCATTGTTGTCTTGAAACATTTCAGGCAATGCTGCTATTTCTTCAGCTTCTAATTCAGTAGGTACATCACCATTATAAACTAAATCTAAATAATTTTGTCTTGTTAATGGTATGTCATATTTTTTCATCAAAGATATAAAACCATCCTCATTGTTCCCAGGTTGGTTTTTCGATACCTCCAGTTTCTCGCTCAATGCCATTTATAACCTCATCTAAAGATAATTCATTGTTTCTATATTTATACCATAAACTGTCAATTGCTTCTACTTTTTTTGGTGATTGTTTGAAAGTTGATGGAAACAATCCTCTTACAGCTTCCCAGGTTATTGATTGCATCTCTCTTGGCAAAACGCCCCTTTCAGCTGCTGCTCTTCTATAAGCTTCTGCATAAATACTATATAAACCCTTAATACCATTTACTTTTGAATTTTTAGTTGCACCTTTCCAATCTGCCTTTTGATCTTTTACAGAAGGTGCTGTGCCAAAGTTATGATTTACAATTGTATGTTTACCACCAACTGGTCTTAAAGTAGCAGCTGCAACTGCGTGTGTATCTATTGTTACATCACCATTTTTAGAATTTGGATCAACTATATTATTATAAAAACTTCTAACTTTGTGTGCATCACCTAAAGCGCCTGATATGATTGCTTTGTCACCATTACTTTCTAAAGCTATAATTGCATTTTTTATCATGACATTAGAGTTCCAAGCAGCACGAGCATTAACGCCATCATCAGTTAAAACAAAATCTCCCATATTACCTTCAGGGGTAATTACTTTAAAAGATCTATCATTAAAAGTTTCATCATATATTCTTACCCATATTGCTTTTTCTTCAGGTGTTTCTAACTCACTTAATTTTTTTCCATCAATAGCATCAAGTAATTTTTTATATTGAGGTTTACCAAATTTTTCTAAACCCATTGCCCTCATTTTAGCATCGTAAACAAAATCTTTTTTGTTAGTAACGATATCTAATGTTCTTTCTGCTAGTGAAACATTCATGTACCAATCCTTTTGCGGTGATAAAGCTGCTAACACACCGCTTGCTGATTGTAATGAAACACCATATTTTTTACTAAAATCTTGGGCAATTTTGTTTGCGCCTACATACCATAATTTAGATCTATTTCTTGTGGCTGGTGGAACTTTATCAAACAAATAAAGAAGATTATTTTTTGCATGATTGATATAAGTTTCAGCTATTTCATCAGTAGATTTGTTTGTTATTTCACTTACTTTTAAATTTGGATAATCACTTAAAATACCAATGTTATGATCAAATTGTGCTTTGTTTGTTTTACTTTCAGCTAGTCCAACAGACAAATAATTTTTAATTGGATCTTCAGTTCTATTTACAGCTTGTGGATTTCTAGGTGAAATAAGAATATCTGCAATTTTACTACCTACACCAGCTTCTGCATCACTTGTTGCAACAGATCCAGCTATTAAACCACCGCCAGTTAAAACTTTTTTCCAGGGTATTTTACGACCTACTTTAAAAGCAGTTTCAAGTAAACCACCTATTGCCATACCTTCTAAACTTGATTTAGCCAATTTTGCAGCTTCAGGGTCATCCTCATATTTTTCTAATAAACTGCCAAGCATTTCTCTAAATGCGTTTGTATCTTCTTCACTTACACCTTCAGGGTTTGATATTAGTTGTCCTACCAAAGTTTGATCATTTGCATTAAATGCTGTTGCATCAGCTATACCCCCCCATATAAGACTTCGTGTAAAAGGATTAGTGTTTGTGGCTAATTTAACAAAACTTGCAGCTGGGATAGCTGTGGTTCCAAATTGTGCAATAGCTTCTGATAATTGACCAGTAAGTTGATTGTCATATGGTTTTGATAAGTAGTCGTTAAATTGTTTATTCAAACTTGATGGAACAAGTTGATCTGCGGAATCTCTTATAAAATTAATACCATCTTGCAGCATTTGGCTGCCCATAATTGGATACTGGATATCCAAACCTAATTTATTTAAACCAGCTGTCATAATGTCAACTGGTAATCCAACAATCGTAGCCAAATTATTTGGCGCTTCAATCATTCCTTTGACAACACCTTTGACACTTGCTCTTCCAATTGTTTCAGGAATTGTTTCTTTTTTTTCAGGAGGATCTACTAATTGTACTTTTGGACTTAAATTAAAAAAACTAGCTACCTCTGCATTTTCATATTCGTTGAGTTGTTCATCTAAATAACTTGTCATTGTATAGCATCCACATTAAATTTTTTATAACCAAGCAAATTTTGATATACGCCTTTAATAATTAAATCATTTGATAAGGCTGGATTACCAAGCGTAGATATTGCGTCAATTGTTGATTGATAAGGTTTATTTACATCAAAAGTAAATCCTTGAATTTTTCTTTCAAGTTGTGATTTAATATTACCAAGATAAGATATAAGTGATTCTTTCATAATTTTTCTATACGCAAGTTTGTTGTCATTTATAATGTCATCTGCTTTATCAAGTGTACTATTGAAAGTAATTTCTCTACCAGCTTTGTTTTCTGATCTTTTCCAGGCTTGTAACTTTTGTAATGCCTGATTATAAAGAAGTTGTATCGATTTTCCAGCAGCAGAATTATCATCTAAATTTTCATTATAATTAAGTTCAACCTTAAACATATTATGCGCTTCTTTAAAACCATCATTTATTTCTGTTTGTATTCTTTTTAAATAAGTTTTGTAATCACTATCAGATAACTTTTCTGCTTCCTTTTCTAAAGCTGCAACAGTTAAAAGATTGTTTCTATCAAGTTTATCAAGTAGTTTTATAGACGCTCTATCTGATTTTTTTGTATCACTATTTGTTTTATTTTCTTGAATGCCAAGAAGTTTTTCAGTTTCATTTAATTTGCTTGTGGTTTCATAATAATTTTGACTTTTTAATATTCTATGTTTTCCAATAGCTGCATTCCTTTTATCTTCATTATCTAAATCAGCATTTATGATTTCAGCGTAAAGCTTATCATTTTTTTCAATTTGTTCTTTTTCTTCTCTTTCAATTTCTTGTACTCTTTCATCATCAATTTGTTTTGCTAGTTTTATAACTTTTGCCCTTTTATCAGCTTTGTTGTCTAGCAAAGCTAAAGCATTAGTAATTGCTACATTTGCACTTGGATCGTCAAATATTTCTATAGCAGCTGCTAAAGCGCTTGGACTTGATTTTAATTTTTTTAGTATCAATCCATCAACTAATATTTCAGCTGTTTTGTCAAAAGCAGCTGCATATTCATTTTGATCATAATCACCATTTGTTAAGGCTCGTCTAAGTACGCCAGGATTTTTATCATTAACAGAAAATATTTGTTGATAGCGCTCATTAAACTCACCAAAATTATCAGAATCAATTGCACTTTTAACAAGTTCATTTGTGGTATCTGAAATGTTTGCCTTGTTAACTTCACTTATAAGTTTGTTATTTTCTTTTACATATTCAAGAATATTACTACTAAGTAAATCTTGACCAACACTTAAAAATCTAGCTTTAGATTTATTTGTTGATATATATGGCTCATTTGTAACTGGATTAATTTTAGTGCCATTAACATACTGTTTTAAAAGAGTTTGCATTTCAGCTTTAGCTTTTAATTCAGCTTTTACTGGATTTTCACTTTTTAAATATTTTTCTTTAATTGAATACAATTCAGTATTCATTGCTCTTTTAGCAACATTTACTTCTGTATCTGTTTCAACTTCAAGTTTCCTAAGACCTATGCGTGTTATATCATCTCCAATTTCTGATATAACTTGACCTTGTTTTGCCATTACAGATGGATTGATTTGTGCAGTTAAAAAACGACCGCCACCACCTTTAGTTGTGAAGGATGTTTGTTGTTTGTATGTTGGAACTCTCATTTATGATACACTTGCCATAGTTGAAAAAGCTTTTCCAACAGCTGCTGTTTTCATTGCTCTTGCAGTTACTCTTGCTTCATACATAGCAATTCGACCTCTTAGCCTTTCATTAACAGCTGATTCTCTAAAATCACTAGCAGTAAACGCTGCCTGGCGTATACTGTTTTGGGTATCGATTTCAAAGTTCAAAGCGTTATTTAATAAAACATCTAAAGCTGAACCAGTAATAGCAACATTATTTTTTCTCATTGCCATTGCAGAAGCATCGTTTAGTCCTCTGAAATCTTTTCTAAATTTTACTGCATTTCTTGTAGCATCAAATAAAGCAATTTCAGCTTTCTGTTCTGCTACCTTAGCATTTCTTTCAGCAACTTGTTGATTGTACCTGGCTGCTCTTTTTACACCTTTAGCAGCTTGAAATTGCCCATAGGTCGATACACCAGTTCCTATTGCAGTTAATACTGTAGCTTGCATTAATTCACCTTTGCGTATAAAATATGATCTCTTCCATCAGGACAAAATTTCCTGACCATTCCTTCTTCTTGCATTCCTACAAGTTCAATCCATCGTTTAGCTTGTTCCCAATCTTGTTTGACATAGGCTTGTACTCGATGAAAATTTTTAATATTCATTAATTTATTTAAATATTGTCTTATTGTTTTTGTTATGAGAATTGGATGTTTATACACCAGCTTAGATCCAATAAACCAAGCTTCACCAACGCCATCCCACATAGGATATATACCTCCACAAGCAACTATTTCTTCATTTATAATACCAGTAAAACAAAGATCTTGCACTACAACTTCATCCATAAACTGTGATATTTCTATAGCTGGTCTATTGTTTTCACTATTTAAATTACCATCGTAAAGTGTCCTGGCATGATCACCTTGAAAATCAATAATAATCATTTATCAAATACAGATACTGTTGGGAAAATTGCTAGGATTGTCATAGGCAATGGCTGATCTTGTTGTATCACAATCGTTGCATCCTCATCGTATCCACCTCTAAATTCAACAGTTTTATCTCCAGTAAACAATGGAATAGCTGTATCCATATCATCGCCTGAATCTCTAAAAGGCACAACATCTAATTCACTTGTTGATGTACCTACTTTCAAACCAACAGATCTAAATAATCTTACTGTTACTTCTGATATTCTTTTTACCTTGCCCTGAGCGCTTCCTAAAGCAGAACCTGAATCAATTCTTAGTGTTTCAACTTTACTTGTAAAAGGTAAACCAATATGCGCTTTAGTGACAGATCTTTGCAAAGTAATTGCACCTGAACTAACTGTAACATCAGGATGAATAGAGCCATCAGCCAGTACTGAAACTGTTTGTCCTTCCAGGTGATCTAAACCACTTATTGTAGTTGCAGCTGATCCTGAGTAAGTAAGTCCGCTATCAACAAAAAAAGCATCACTAACACTTGTACCAAAATCAAAGTTTCTCATGCGTTCTACATATCTTTTAGTAGCGCCACCTATTGTCCTTTTAACAATGATGTAAACTTCATCTTCGTCAAGGTCACCTGGTATAGTTGCAACACTTTCGACAACAGCATTACCTGATCCAAATGCACCACCAATAATATGTCTATGCCAGGCAACAACTTGTTCTTCTCTTCTATAGGTCATGCAAGCTAACACGCCATCATTTCTTACTGTCCAGGCAATACTATCAGGCTCTTGCTGATAAGCAAAACCATTGATACCACCTTCAGTAATATGTTCTGCAAGTATGGTCATGTCAGGTGCTACATAACTATCAGATTGATTACTAAAAATTAATTCTCTTAATTTTCTTTTTGCTCTTTGTAAAAACAATGTCGCATTGCCTACTTGCAAAGGCTGGATATTTGCAGATCCATATGTCGTTTGTTGTTTAATCTGTGTGTTATCAGGCTTCAATGGCTCGTCAAAACCTGATGCCCTAACTATAAATTCACCACCGCTTGTACCAACAATAAGCTGCCGCCCTGACGCCAGGTATCTAATAACATTAACTTCATTTGAACCAATTGTGTAAACCAAACCATCATCAGCATTTGTGCCACGCTCAAAGTTTTCAAAGTCACCACTTTGAGAAAAGAATATTGTTTGTGGTTGATGACTTGTTCCAGCAAATACTAAACGCTGTTCATAAAAAGCAACAGCTGCTGGGAATCCAGTTGTATTAGAAAAAGCACCAAGCGAAAAATTACTATCTGCTATTAATTCACCTTGAAGCGTTTTATTACTTCCAGCACTTTCGTTTGCTAAATCAATACCTGGCGCCATAGTAAGAACAGTATCTGTGACATCTACAATTAAACGACCTGATCCATTATTACTTGAAGAACTACTAATAGTAATTTTCATACCATTTTCAAAACCCTGGGTAATAAAGTTACCAGCGCTATCTTCTATTCTATCATTATGTTCTAAACCAGTACTGTCAGGATCTCCTTCATGAAAAGATATTGTGCTTGCAGTATACGAAGGCATCAATTCTGCTCTACCATCTTCTAACTCTTGAACAGTTGCTGTAACAGATGTAGCGCTACCAAATGCAGTTATTTTAGCAAAACCTTTATGCAACTTTACAAGACGCCCTACGTCAGTAGACACAAAAGTATTTGCACTTGCTGTAATTGTTACAGAACCAGTTCTAGCATTTGCAGTTAAAGTTGTAGTAGTTAGATTTGTATCTAACATTGCACCACGCTGAAGATTAACTTCACTAACTGTCCAGGCAGTATGCGCTGTCCTGGTTATTTTTCTTGGTGCATGATCAGGATGCGCTATGTACATAACGTCAGCTGTCTGAGCAAACTTAATGTCATCAAGCTGCGCTGTTGTATAAGGTGTTGCAAATTCAACTGGGTTACCACCTGAAACAACAATACCTCCATCCTTATAAACTCTAAAATACTGATTGCCAAATTCTAGGATGTAAGCTTGTTCAACATTAAATTGAAAAGGTATAAGTCTTGTTTTAGCTGAACTTGTTTTGACCTCTCTAATAAATTGTGTGCCAGGGCGCCTGGTTAGTCCGCCATGAGGTTGCACTAAAAAATTTTCAATAAACTGTGCGCCATTATCATAACGACCTAAATCAGTACGACCAGTTAGTCTTGGCGATAATTCACCAGCTGTAAAATTCTGCTTGGCTGTTGTGACTTTAGCCATATTACAACCTCGATGCTAGAAAGACATTACTTTCTGCAACTGTAAGACTTGATTCGTTGTTGATTGTTGCTGGTGTTCCTTCGTTAGCATCGACAAATCTAGCTTCAACAAGTTTTGCTTTATACATCTGATTTAGCTGCACCATTAATGATGCGCTGTTAACCAAAGCATAAGCAATATCAGCTGCAAGTCTAGCAGCTAAAGCTTCAACAAGAAGCTGATCATATTCATTAGGATCTTCAACTCTTGCCACATAAAGTAATTTTATTTCAGTTGTATTAGCTAAAATTTTTCTGCCTTCAACTTTATAAACTAAATCTTGATCTTGCAGCTGTAAAACTCTAAGACAAAATGGATCTGTGGGAAGGGTGAACTGATTAGAAAAATCAAAGTTGGGTGTTTCAGTATCTGACGCAAGAGTTGCTCTTCTTAGCAAACAATTCCAGGGATGAGATCTAAAAGTTGCATCTCTGACATTTATGTATCTTTGATTACAAATTCTAGCTGACTTGCTATCCTCAGTTAAAGATAAAATATTTGATGCTCCAATTAAATTTAAAGCTGAATTACATATATCAACAACACTTGCCATAATAAACCTTTTAAAAAAATGGGGCAGTTTTTAGGCTGCCCCTGGAGGAGAGGATTAATCTAATGCGTAAAGCATAGTTAATTCGATAGTACCAGTAGCACTTGCACCAGCTAAGGTGACAGTTACTGGATAACCATCTTGATCAGCATCAATCTCAATTCCTGAGCCTAATGCTAATGTTGCTGCAATATCAGCTTTACCAGCTGAAGCAGAAGAAGCTGCTGCTTTAAATTCATCTGCATCTAAAGCAACTGCTGTTCCAGCAGCATTGTTGTAGGCTCCATGTCCTACAGCTAAAGTTGTGCTTGAACCTAATGCGTCATGTGCAAGCGAACCACTTATTATTCTTGCACCATCAGGTAAAACAAACATTTCGATAACATCACCAGCTGAAAGCGATGATGCTTCATAAACGCCATGAGCAATACGAACTCTGCCACCTAATTCGTTGGCTTTGTTCTTTGTAGAAGGTACTGCTCTAGCATTGGTTCTTTGAGTAGAAAATACTGTTGCCATTTAAACCTCCCTTACTCTGAACACTTAATTTCTATTACTTTTTCTTCTTCCATACGAGTTGCCCCCATGGTCATGCAGTAATAGACTTGTGTTGCGTATGACTTGTCAGCACGAGTGTCGATCTGAGCATTTGGTTCTTTCCCAAGTGCGACCTTCATCCCATCTTGCGCCCATGCAAAAACTCTTCTATCAGATGAACCATCTACTGGTAATCTGTTAGAAACAATAAAGGTAAAACCTACAAAACTAGAAATTGTTCCAGTTGCTAAGGCTCTAACAGTATTGAAGTCTGCACTAGTCACAGTTGTTGAATTTAATAAATCGCTGATCTGTTTTGGAGATACAACGATGTACCTTTGAATAGATGGATCAACTGAGTTCTCATCTAGCTTCTGTTTTGCTTCAACTAACTTAGCAATTGTAAGTCCAGCTGAACCAGCAGCTATTTGATTACCAGCTGGGAAAGATGTTGTGGTTGCTCCATCCTTACCAGTTTTTGCGTCACCATGCATTGCTGCAATAATAACATCATCCATCTTTCTGCCCATAGCAGCAGCAGCTGCCCTGGCATAAGTTGATGTAGGATCAATCAATAATCTGATTTTATCCTGGTCATCAATCAAAGTCGCATACTCATAATCTGACATTGTGACCATGCGTCTTGAGTGAGGTGTTTCAATCAAAGGGGTGTCGCTGTTTCTTGTAGTTTTTTCCACAGCGGCAGTTGATCCCACCTGATCGAAGAAAGCTTTCTCACCATTAACAGTTTCAATATCTACTGTATTTCGTAGAAGTGATCCCATTTGCTGTGAGAGAAGCTGAACATTCGCTGAAAATTGATTCACGAATGCGGTAGTTATCTGATTCGCAGACATAACTTTTCTCCATTAAATTAAGGTTAAATTTTTCTACGAAGGCTATCTGCAAAGCAGACCATCTATTACTAAGGGTAATTACTCCACCTTACTCAAAGGTTTGCGCTGTGGGGCATAAGCTTATCCACAGATTAACCCATTCCTGGGTGTTCTTTATGCAGCTGGAGGACTTAACATCTCTCGAAGCTGTAAAGCTCTTGATACTGACCTACCATGATCAGGATGATTTTTATCCCAGTAGGCTGTATTGGAAGGAGCCATCAAATCGTTTAGTTCTTTTTGTACATCATCAAGCGCCATGCCTGGTACATTATCTCTTCCTGAAAAACTATCTTCACCAATTTTTTCTGCCAGGAACTGCCCAACATTTGACATAAATTCAACGATTACTGGGTTGTCACCAATCAAAGTTCCGTCTGATAATTTTATTTCACTTATGGCACTATCTTCAGGTGCAAAAGTGTCCAGGACATTATTAGCAAGATCAAACTTTCTTTGATACTCATTTCCCCATTCTGCTTTTAGCTGGGTATCAATTTCATTTCTTACCTGGTCAATTTGCTCTTCTGTTTGATTTGTAACTGACCCAATGTATTCTCCATATTCTGATAAAATAGAATCAGCTTGTGTTTGTGTAAGACCATTTTTATGAGCAAGTTCTTTAAAAAAATTTACTCCATCTTCACCAATTGTATCATTAACTTTTAACTCATAACCATCAGGCGCTTCAGGTCTACCTATTTTTGCATAAAACGCATCCATTTCTTCAGGCGTAGTATACTTTCCAGGTATAGCTACTTTATCTGCGCCTACCATTTTTTGTGCGTTTATCAATGATTTAGCCATGCCATTGATATCTTTGTATGTGGCAAGACTTGGATCATCTCTTATTGTTTCATCAATGTGATCTCTAAAATTAAATTCTGTTGCTTCAGACGCTGCTTGTCCAGTTTCTACTGGGGCATCCGCTACCTGATTTTCTTCAGACATTTAGTAACTCCTTTATGTTAGTTTGGTTAAGTTGATTTTTTATAAAGACAACGACAGATCGTTGACCTTCTTTGTATATTGTTTCATCTGAGTTTGGAATGTAAGTTGAGTTTTGAAAGTGAAATCTTTTTTCTAAATCTTCTAAAACTTTCTTGCCATCATCAGTTGAAAACAAATTTTTATATAAAATTTTAAGCTGCTCAGGATCCATCACCACCGCCTATAGCTTGCAGTAAATCTGCCTGAGTTTCTTCTGATACATCGTCAACCGCTCTTAGACCTGGCGCAGCTTCCCCAGCTGCTTTAGCAAGCATAGCTTGTTGTTGTGCCGCTGCCATTTGTTCTTGTGCTTTTGCCTTTTGCTCTCGTATACCAGCCACCTCAGATTCCCCACGAACAACACTAGCTGGTACACCAGTAGTTTTGATAATATGTTTCGCAAGTCCATCGATATCCAGGTAATCTGTAACATTAGGATCGATTTGTGTAAGCGGTGTAAGAAATTGAAACAATTCAAGTGAAGCTTGTATATCACCTTGTCTTTGTGCCTTGGCTAGTGGTGATACATATTCGATATCTATTTCACTATTCGTCATGCCTTCAGGCGCTGCTTCAAAACCTTTTTTCCTAGCTATCAAATTAAATATTCTATCGATCAAAGGTCTTAGTAATTCTGATTGTAAACGACCAGTAAGCGGTGCTAACAATCTCATTTTTTCAGTTGATCTTTGAATAATCTCTGTAGCTGTCATGCCTGGTGTATTTCCCATAACCAGCTGGTCAACATAAAAAGCTGCTCTTATAGCTGTTCTTCTTTGCTCTAGCTGGTTTTCACCAATAGGATTATTAGCGCCTATGTTGAGCGGCTCAATGCGATCCCTCGTGCCTGATCTATAAAAGTTTAGTCCACCAGGTACTGTTCGTACTGGTAGAATAAAACCATCGTCAGGAACAAGAAGGGGAGGATGTATCTGCAATTGAGCCGCCTGGATAACAGCTTTTGACATTTCATTTACCATTTTAATATCAGGTAAACTTGTCATAGCTGGTGATCTGCCATATCCATTTTCGTAAGAAGCTTTTCTGAATCTTGGAACCATGTAAGGAAACTCATCAAATCCACTTTCAGATAAAATCTTCTTTTCGTCAGGATCCATGTAAATAGACGCTATAGGTTTATTTTTTGCGTCAATCTTTACTTCATCTCTTTCATACCTGGGCATCACAATATGAAGCAGTTCGACCATATCGTAAGGTTCATCGTAACCTTTTTTCTTAATCTTACTGCTTACATTCTCTTCGCCAAACTGATTAATAGCTGCCCTGGCTGGTAGCTTGAACTCTCTAAATACAGTATCAACTCTACCAAATTCATCTTCTGAAACATAACATTCTGATATGTGCCTGGTTGAAAATCTCAGCTGACCCTCTTCATCAGTATCGACAAACATAACAGCTGTACCAAAAGTCACCAGGTCAGAATATAATTCATGAATAGCTTCATGAAAATTAGAACGACCTATCTCGACATACATAACGTCAGTTGCTCTTTCCAGCCATTCTTTGGCTATGTCATCAGATTCAAACTGATCGTCAGTATATCTCAAACTAAACCAAGGTGTACCTGAGTTCGTCAGCATACCATGCATACTAGACGCCATAAGTTCAGCAGCAAAACCAGCTGTGCCATCAAATATACGTTCAGTATTTTTATCACCTGGCGTTCTTTTCCTGGTGACATTGCCTTTATTAGGAACAACGAAATCCCCAATTTCTTGCCAATGACTTTCCCAGTTACTTCTGTATTGCTTCAAGGCGCTAAACCTTTTCATCAATACAGCTGCTCTTTTATCTACTTCAGCCATTATCAACCATACATTCCAGGTCTTTTATTCTGACCCAACAAACTAGGTTTTTCTGTTGGTGCTTCTTCAAGCAACCCTTGCCCACCAGTAACCCTGGCAGCCATCTGACCTTTCTTTCTAGCCTGAGTTGTTTTTACACGCTGCTGCTCTTTAGAACCTTGAGGTGTAACTGTAGGCTTGATTGGAGGAGGGGGTGGCGGTGGTGGCGGTGGTGGTGGTGGTGAAGGTGATCTTAAAAATCCCATATTATGCTCCTACTGTTTTAAAAGGGTTATATTCCATCTCAGCGTGAATCTGAGGTGGTCTTATATTTTTGTTTGTTTCTTTTATCCCACACGCTAAATATCTAAATGCATCAGCGTAATGAGATGACCAATCATGTACTGGCGTTGTTCTAAATGTCCTGGCTCTTTCATTGTATCCACGATGATACTGCCTTAGCGCATCCAAACCTGATTTACATTTTTCTGCATCAAACCAACACCTGGGTAATAACATCTGCGCTGCGTGTATTCCATCTTCCAATGGCAGCTTTGGAACTACCCTAAAATTTAAACCTAAATCCCAGGCAATTTCTCTTCTTGATTTTCCTGAACCAAGTTCACGCACCTCAATATCATGGGGTGCATAGTGATTGCCATATAAATAATTTCTTCCTGATAAAACCTTCACATAGTGCGGTAAACCCTCACCACGATTTTCGTAACAATCTATAACATGAATAGCACGACCAATAGACTGCGTAAACCAAATGGCTGTACTATCACCAATTCCTAGATCCCAAAACGTATCAACCTTAATTGTAGGATCATAAGGAACTTTTGAAATTCTTTGATCTTCCATAGCAGCTTCAAGTTCTTTACCAAAAATACTGCCTGGCACATTTGCAACCCAACTACATTCATATTCCTGGGCATACTGATCTGCGGTCATTGCTTCCCTAGCGCTACGCAATTCAGTTGCATTTAATATTGCTGTGTCACTTGCCTTATGTATTGCTGTATACCAGCCATCATTATTAACAGCGTGTTCATACATTTCAAAAAAAGCATTTTGCCCTTTTGGTGTTCCTACAAAATAACAAAACCCTTCACGATCAGATAGCGCTGGTCTAATTATCTCAGGAAATACCTTTTCAGGCATATCCGCCACCTCATCCATGAAACATCCATCTAAGTATATTCCACGAAGGCTATCAGGATTTTCTGCTCCCAGTAAGCTTATACGCCCACCATTAGGTAAATCACAACGTAATTCTGTTTCATGAAACTTAATACTGGGTATTCCACCAGCAAACTGTTTCAAATAATCCCAGGCAACAGCCTTAGCTTGTCTGTAAGTAGGTGCTAAATAAGCATATCTAGGCGCCTTCTTAGGACATAATACAGCTGCCCTTAACAAATGATTGATAGCCATTACTGTTTTACCCATCCTTCGATGACATACAATAACGCCCCATCTATACTGCTCCAGGTTTTGATGTAACTTTGCCTGAAGTTGTCTTGGTTTATAAGGTATTACAATCTGCATGAACGTCAGACACTCTCTAATCTGTATTTACGCTACAGAACTCTGCGCCTTGTCCTGGGGTATATAGGGTATATCTGTAGGAAATTTGCATTTTTTTTTGCAAACATTCTGCAAACATAAATAGTTCCTTCTGTAAAAATATTACTGCCACCCTTCGTTACAGTTTTCCAGGGCATCGACTTTCAAAGTCGTTCAAGCTGGGGTATCCCTCGTGCGTGTAGCTAGGTCAGGCAGAGGATGTTGTATATATACATTCACCCTACTTTAACTTCACCATTATCCCAGCTTAAAGTTATACTGTTATCAACAGCAACGCTTGGTTCATCCTTCTTATCTCTAAGACCATAAGGCTGTATCCTGGCAAGTGTCCACTTCAACGTATCAATCTCTAACCTTCTACGCTGTACCTCAGCATTCAGCAATCTATTGTCTACACTTTCAGGTAAAGGCTGCACAGCTAGATCATTAATATAATCTGAATAATACTCAGCTTGTAATACTCTACCTTTACGATAGATCTCCCACAACTCGTCATCATCCTGAACTGCCCTGGTCACAGATCTATAACTTGGCATACCTTTTGTTTTACAAATAGTAACCAGGCTTTCACCACAAGCTAAACGATTAGCTATGTTTGTCATCACTATTTTGTTCACTATCTTTGCCATATAACTTTTCACCAATAGATACGTTGCACATTATACAAACAAACTCGAACAATCTTCCATAGTTATCCATGTGCCATTTACCAACTAAAGCGGTTTTACATCGTTCACAAAGCAATAATGTCTGATTGTCTTTTTCTGTCATGACACAATATCTAGTGCCATTTTAATATAAATATGCCATATTTAATGTCATTCGTCATCTTTTATTAATCTTATAATACAACTTAATTAACGCTTCTCGATACCTTCTTCTAACAATACGATGATCATTTAAGCGCAATATCCTGGCAATCTTAGTCCATTGTATCCCTCTATCTCGATAAGCAGCTGAATGTGCAACTGCCCAAACAAGCTTTCTATCAGGGATATCCATCAATGCCAGGTAGTCTGCAATTTTATCATACCTGGTAATCTCAGCAGCTGTCGCTGATAGCTTCATCTCACTTTTACCATCCCAGCCATAACTACCCCACTCATTAACGTAATCCATCCAAAAAGACATTTTTTGCTTTCTAATAACTGGTGGCAACTTTCTATCAGTTTCAGCAGCTTCTAAAAATAAGTCATGTATTTGATCTATGCTTGTCATACTTCCTTTCTGCCTGGTTAATCCAATCAAGCTTCTCAAAGTAGCTGACATTCTGTAATGCTCTAATCACATCCATGTAGCCATCTGAAGAATAATGAGGTCGTATCAAACGTAACACTCGATCTAATCTAAAATTTAGATCGTCAATCTGTCTACGCTCTTTTGCTCTTTTATAATTGTAGCTGAAATTTTTTGTGGTTTTGTTAAGAACATTTTTTACAGCATTCTGCATAGTAGAGTTTACTGTAAAGTTTGCTTTTTCTTTAACAATATTATTTTTAGGAACTTTGTCTTGTACAATCTTCTGCATACTTTGCTGTAAAGTATGCAGTAAAGTTTGCCTTTGAATCAAAATTTTATCTTTTTCTTTTTTTTCGTCAATCATTTTTTTCTTCCAATGCAGCAGCTATATATTTGTAATTCCCACCATCTACCGCATGATCCCTTTTATACCCACCTACATCCCACCTGGTATTTTTAAGTTCGCTCAATAATCTTGCGGTATCAGCTGGTAAAACAACCTCACCTTCTTTTAATTTATTTTTTAAAACTAATGTTGCACGAATTGCAAAGTTCTCAAAAACTTCTTCATAGTTTCCGTATTCTTTTCCACGCTGATTTAATATCGATGCAGCTTCTTTTGCTATTTGTTGTGGTTTACTCAAGTCCTAACTCCCTTAAACTTATATTATCATCGTCATCAAACTCATCAAAATCGTCAAACCTTGTTCTAGGCTGTTTAGATCGCCTTACAGCTGGTTTAGTTTTCCTGGGTACTTTTGTATCCATAACCATTTGATTTGGCGCTCTACGCAGCTTATTTAGGTCTAAAAATTCCTGAAGTCTTGTTTCAACTGTATAAAATGAATGATTGCAGCTAACACATACCCTTCTGCGTTTCACCTGGTTGTTTTCATAGGCTCGACTATCTTTGACCTGGGTAGGTTTTTTGCAAACAGTACAGTTCATCCAAATAATTCCAGCTGTGTTTTTACAAATGAATTGTGATCTTTTTTATTATAATTAACTACAGTTCCATGGTTAAGTTTCCACAGTTCATCCATAAGATTGTCAAACTCCCTGGGGTTTTTCTTTTGTAATTTTAAATACAAATCTAACAGTTCGTAATGTCCATCACTTTTTAATCTTTTAAACCAAGCTTTCCACCAATCTTGATCAACTCTCATAATCCAAGCTGCCTTGCCATGCCTTCAATAACCTGGCTCTTTGCTGTTTCTTTTACTTCAATCAAGTTTGTTAAAAATAATTTAAGCTTTGCAAAATTATCTATAACACCAACTATTGCACCAGCTTCACGAAGCTGCTCATGAACTTCTTTTTGTCTTTTCGTAGCTTTGCCGCCAGGTCTTTTCAATTCAATAAATATTGTTGTGGGTATGCCGCTCCAAAAATACTTTGTTGGCACAAACAAACAAAGATCAGGAAACCCAGTTTTCATCCCCATGTTTTTCATTTTGACCATGTAATTAACATGACGCTTACCTTCATTGGGTGAGTGATGATAAAAACATCCTTTAGGCAATGACGCATCTAACCAATCAACAACAAGTTTTTGAAATTGATATTCTGTAATCTTTACCATTTTTGTTCTGCATAAAAATCATTAGGCGTAACTGCACCACCAGTAACTGTCATTATTGCAATCATAAATTTTAACTTTGGAATCATGTGATCTTTATGTTCTTTTGGTAAACAATAACGCCTGGCAACTGTAGCATGAGAAACACCTATCAGCTTGGCTAGTCTTGCATAACTTAAATTATTTTGATCTTTATATTCTTTTAATGTCATGAGTAATTAATAATTAATTTGACAGAAAAAGTCAATCTATGTTATCTATTCCCATACTGTAACAATAGAGGTAATTTAGTATGAATACATTCCCAAGCATACCTAAATGGGCATCCAACAAAAACTACCTTTGGCATTCTAATCCTGAAAGCAGACCTATTTGTAGAACGCTTTTTGATAAATGTGTGATTAGACCAAAAGTAAATATTGCCTATGAAATTTTAAAAGGTGAAAGAAAAGGTGATAAAGACGCAGCATCTAAAACTGTAGATTTTTATAATAATGACGCAGCTAAAATGGCAGCTGGTCGAATAACACAACAACTACTTAACGATTATCTAGTCGATCACAAAGCTGATACCCTGGATGATTGTGTTGACGCTGGTAAAGAATTATTTGCTGAATATAAACCCAGGACATGGGATGAAGGCAAAGATCAAAACCAGCTGGAAATTTGTGTTGGTAGTTTTTTTGATGTTTTTAAAAACGCATTACAAGCTTTAGAAGAAGCACAAAACAAACTGCGCATAAATAAACTATCAGGTGAAGAAGATTATATGTTTCAAGTACCTGGTCTTCAATTAGAGTACAGCGGTAAGCCTGACTTTAATGGTCAAATAGAATTAAAAACTACCTGGGCAACTTATAGCAAGCTTATGGCGTCAGGTAGAAGATCAGCTTCAATACCTACACAACCGCAATGGTCACACTTATGCCAGGTTGCTGGATATTGGGCAAGAAATCGTAAACCGCAAGCTTTAGTTTATGTTAACGAAAAAAACTACAGAGTGTTTACTGAAGAAAATTGTGAAAAATTATCTGAAGAATCATTACAAAACATATGGAATTTTATTGTAAACAAATGCCGCATTCGTGAAAATTTGTTGCAATCATCAAATTCAATTCAAGATTTACTTGGTTTGATTGAGCCTGATTTTAGCCATATGTGGGCATGGGATCTACATCCTGATGTATTAAAAGAAGCAAAACAACAATGGGGGTTTGTATGAACAAAAAATATTTAAAGCTTGCGTTTCTTGAAGCTAATAAAGACGCAAAAAAATATATGAATGAGTACTTAAAACTTATAATTGAAGTGCTTGGTTTTTTCATGGTTGTGATTTTTTTATTATTTATATGGATAATAACATGAATCAAATCAGTATGTTTGAAAGCTTAGAGTTACCTAGAAATGTAAGGGAAGCTAAGTTTTTAGAGTTCCACGCCAAGTATCCAATAGTTTATGAACTGTGGGATAAATTCACAAAAGAATGTATATCCAGGGGCATGAACAAGGTTGGCGCAGCTTTAATCATGGAACGAATTAGATGGGAAACTAGTGTTACAATTCAAGACGCTAGACCTGATGGAGAAAAGATTAAAATAAATGATCATCACAAAGCTTATTATTCAAGGCTTTGGATGAAGAATAACCCAGCTTATAAGGGTTTATTTAATACGAGAGGAGTAGAAGGAAGTGAAATTTGAGGATATAATTAACGAAATAAAAGCTATTGATAAAGTCGATATCAAGGGTAAAGCATATACAACTGTAGCAACAAGAGTAGAAGTTTTTAGAAAATTTTTTGGTTTTGATTATGCAATAAATACAGAACTGCTAGTCGATGATGGCAAAAGAATTTTGATGAAAGCAACCATAACCAATAAAGAAGGTAATGTTGTAGGCGTTGGTCATGCTGAAGAAATTAGAGGATCAGGATATTTTCCAACTGGTGATAAAAGAAATATAAACACTACATCAGCGGTTGAGAATTGTGAAACCAGCTGTATTGGTCGTGCGCTTTCGTCATTATCTTTACATGGTGGTGAGTATGCTTCAGCAAATGAAATTCAAATTGCTGAGGACAAAAAAAAGAAAATTGAAAAAACAGATAACAATCAAGAACAAAAAATTGATTGGAAAGCTTGGGTTGATCAACAAAAAGAATTGTTAGACAAAATGTCTAAGAATGGTTTAGTTGCTTGGGCAGCTAAAGAGGAAGCAAACCTGGTAAAAATAAGCAAAGAAAATAAACAACAACATACTGTAATTTTTGAATATTGGAAGGAGAAAAAAAATGGCAGCACCTAATTTTAAAAATTCAAAACTTAGATTGGATGCATCAATAAATTCAACTGATAGAATATCTGTTTCTTTTTGGTTAAATATTGATGATGCAGAATTATCAAATCAAATAGAAGCTTATTATGCTATAGCAAATAAACAGCCAAGCATACAGCTGCAAAGAAACGATGGTAATTATATTACTGTTGCAAGCGCTAATTTGTTTTTACCTGATGAAGTAAAAGCAAAACATCAAGCTTCTAATCCAGGAAATACAACAAGCATGGGGGAAAGCGATGACCATTTCCCTGGAGCATAAAACATTATTCAAACCTAAAGAAGTAGCCATTAGATTTTTTGGAAATTTCAATGATGCAAATAGAAAAAAAATTTACCGCTGGATTCAACAAGGTAAAATAAAAGTAGTAAAAGATAACAGAAACTATTACATACCCAAGAATGAAATAGAAAGAGTTGAAGCGCATCTTGGTGCTGTTATCGATAGTAAGGTGGGGGGTTAAACCCCACCATACAATTTTAGTTTTTTAAGAGTTGCCCTTGCGCTCTGTATCAATCCTTTTTCAACAGTAAGTACACCTAGCGCACCACATTCTGAATAATAATCAGCATCATCTTCTAGTTCATTTAAAAGTGATTTATCTTTAGTACAAATAAAATAATGAGTTTTTGTTTCTTTTAATATCTTTGGACTAGGTAAATCTCTAGCAACATGATCATCGTAAAACATTTTAGTAATTTTTAACATTTTAAACTCCACCATACATTGCTTCAGCTGCGGCTGCTCTAGTCTTTTCTTGCTTCTTGTCATTTTGAACATAATGACCATACTGCTTGTAAGTAAAGTTTGGTGTACTATGCCCCATAAGAGCAGCTACAGTTGACCAATCTTCACCCAGGCTAGATAGCTGTACTGAAGCATAAAAGTGTCGCATATCACCCCATAAAATCCTATCAACACCAGCTTCCTGGCAAACTCTCTTGATAACTTTATCGAGTACCTTTTGCATTTTTGGTGTACCATTAGAACTAGCAAATACTAAATCATCATCCTTGCTGTACTTTGATTGCAGCTTCAACACCTTTAATTCACTAATAGTCTTAGCATCAACTGGTATAGATCTTCTGCCACGCTTAGTTTTAGGCGCCCCAATGATTTGTGTTCCATGCTTTACTGCGCCTTCAACTTTAATCATATGATTATCAAAATCTATACTTGACCATTTCAACGCTCTTAACTCACCTTGCCTTATACCAGTTGCCAGGGATACAATGACCATACAGCGGTCTAATTGATTTTCAGCTGGTAAACCCTTGGAAACAATCTTTTGTATTGTAGTAGGCTGTATTCTAGGCGCTCTATCAGATACTTCTTTAGACATACCCAAAGAAACTTTGTCCATCACATTGATAGCTGCCCAGCCTTTACGCACACAATAGTTAAAAAACATTTTCAAAAACTTAATTCTTTTCTCAGCTGTTGCTCTTGATTTACCTTCTGCCTGGATACCTTTAAGTAAGGCGTCAGATAATTCATCCTTGTTTTGTTGTGTCATTATGTTCATTTCGTGACGCTTCAATAACTTGCCATCAATGGATATAGATAAAACAAACTCAATAGATTTAACAAGATCAGAATAAAATGATGGTGATGTACTATCATCCATAACCCTCTCATATTGATACTTCATAAATCTAGCAGCTGCTTCATCAACCTTAGATATTTCAATTCTTTCAATCAAAGAACCAGTTAGAAATTTAGCTTTGAGAATACCAGCTTCTTCTATTGCTTCTTGCTTAGTTTCGTAGTTACCAAAAGCGTGTGAGTAACCCACACGCCTGGCATCTATTACCCAGTAGTTTCTTGACTTCCATAGTCTTACTTTAAGATCTTTCATTATGCTACCTCTCTAACTGATTGTATCCATTCTAAAGCTGGTTTAGTGTTCTCACCAAATGATCTATGATCATAACTAGCACCACAGCTTTCACCAATAACCCAGGTCAATAATCCATCATCACTTTTAGGTTTAGAAATTTTTTGTAATACAAACCCACAAGCTAATAATGAAGCTCCACTTTCATAAGGTCTAGTGTAAGTAACAACACATTTGTAACCTAATGCAAAACAAGCATTAACCGCTTTTCTTAAAAGAAAACTTGATACATTATTTCCTTCTTCTAGACCAGGTCTTACAACACAACGTCTAATTTCAACATGATCTCTTCTTTTTGACCATGCATGGCTTGAACAATTATCAACAGTAACAATCCCAAGATACTCATCTGATGGGTTATATCTATCGATAACACCTATAGTAAACTTATGTCTTTTCAAAGGCTTACTATGTCTATGATATTTAAGAGTATAATCAGATGCTTCATCTAATTTTACCCTTTCGATCTCTAACATTCTTTTCATATTTTTTCTCCTCATATTATATATATAACAGTTTCTGTCACATTTACAATACAAAGATACAAAAAAATGCAAACAAATTTAATTTATTCTAATATATCAGGGAGTTATAGAGGTGGGGTATCGACCTAAGATTTATTTTTCATCATTAAAGATTTCTTTTTTTTACCCTCTTTCATAGGCTTTTTCTTTGTAGATTTTTTACCATAAGATGATTTGCCATACATAATATTATCCTTTCATTTTTTTCATTAGTGACATTGCTTTTGACTTCGCAGCTTTTGATAAATCTTTTGCGTGGTAAACTTGCTTTGAACCAGCGCTGTGTGTTTTTCCAGTATGAATTGCACCACCAGGCATTTTGTGGACTTCGCCTTTGTATGGTTTTCCATCACTAAAAAAATGTATTCCTTCTGCCATAATTTAACTCCACTTAGTTTTATCTGCCCAAAACGCAGCAGACATTTTTCCTTTTGAAATATTTTTTGCGTGTCTTGCCTTGAAGTTTTTACGCTTATCTTTCATCTTTTGACTTTCACCTTCTTTTGGCGCACCAGCTGTGTTAGCACCTTGCTGTCCAAATCGAATAGTCTTAATTTGATTACCTGATTTAGCTACAACTATATGACTTTTAGTTGGGTGACCAGGTGTTCTTTTAGGTTTGTTGTACCCACTAAGCTTAAATCTTTTTAATAGACTTGCGCTCATGTTGCCTTAACATCTCCCATCTTAGCTGCTTTCTTAGCAAAGTTAGCACCACCCATTTTAGTAAGTGTTCCATAAACATATTTGTTTACATCCTTACCTTTTAGTCCTTTTGCTTTTGCTTTTTTCATCAAAGACATTTCAAGTTTTTCCATACCTGGCATTATATACTCCTATATTTTCTTGTTTTTTTCATTATGGATTCAGGTTGTTTTGAAAACTGTTTACCAGCTTTCTTAGCTTTTCTTTTGGCAGCTGTAGTTGCTGCATATTCAGCTGGTGTTAATGCTTTGATTGCAGCTGTAGGTAAATATCTTTCTCCAGTTACACTTGATTTTTTACCTGACTTTGTACGCCATTTCTGTTTGCCCCAGCTTTTTAAACTTTGTTGTGACTTGGCTAAACTCATTTATATCCACCACCCCTAGCCTTATATGTCTTTGCAAGAAGCTGCGCTTTCCTGGCAGACCATTTACCAGCTGCTGTACCATGAGTGTTCCTTGCTAAAATAGATTTATATAATCTTTTTCTCATTGTTGGTTTGGTATAATTACCAGCTGCGTTAACCGCCATAGATCAAACCTTTCTGATAACCAGTATCTCGATTGTAAGTTAATGTTTCTTTCCTTGGTTCATGGACATAGCTGCAATGAACCCATCCTGAGTTTTTATCTCCAGGCTTGTAACATTCTAATATCAGTTGATCGAATGGTAGATTACTTTCTATCCACCTGGCTAAATCATAATTATCTATACCTGATACTTCAAAGTCAGCTGCCTGACCTTTGGCGTGTTGGCTTTTGATTGTAGATCCAACAGCTACACACAGTTCAGGTGATCGATATCCACTTGAAACAATGAATGCACCAAACTTATCTCGAATAGGTTGCAAAATATTTTCAGCTAATAGTTTTAAATTTTCTATGTGTTCTTTATCAGGATAATTATCTATCCCTTTTCTTTCAGCTGTTTGACTTTTGATCATCTCAGCCAAGGTAAAATTTGTTGATAGTTCCATTATTTTCTTTTCCTAAATTTATCTACACCTTTCAAACCTAGTCCAGCTAATATGGTCACATACAAAACATTCTGATACCAATCAGGTAATTCATTTAATCTATCAAAACCTTGTTTGACTATATCTTCCATGCCAGGAATAAAAACTAGTATTACTGGTATCAAAACAATAATAGTTATTATCTCATCTTTCCAAGAGTTCTGAGTACTTTGCGCCATGATAAGTTCCCATTTACTATCATGGGTGGCAGCTGTTTTCATTACCTCAGCTTCAGCTTCTGCTTTAGCTTTAGCAACAGCAGCTTTGCCTTTTGTTTCCTCAAGCTTCCTATCTAAAAAAGATGTAGCCAGGTTTGCAAGCGGTGTTAAAAATTGTATCATTTTTTACTTTTATCCATCCAAGCAGTTGTACCCATATAGGTTCCAACAATACCAGCGCCACTTATATAAAATAAATTTGAAATATCTGACATAGCTTCCAGGCGATCTAGCGGTATGAAGAAGCAAGCAACTGTAAACACACCCATACCAATAAGTGTATATCTAGCCATACGAAGCTGCGCTAAATTTTTTCTTAATCGACTTTCGTTTTCTTTTATCTCTTTAGCTTGTTTCAGTTCTTCATTTGTAATTTCGTTGTCACCATCAAGATCGTATGAATCGATCATAGATCCTTTTTGTAATTTCTTTTGTGCCATTAAAATAACCTCGTACCTTTGTTTACTAAAGTGGCTTTGCACATACATTCATATTTACGCACCTGATCCCCAAGTTGCATAACCTGACCATGCAATCTGTTTTTAAAATAATTACAATTGTTTACGTTTGAAAACTTTAGATCCCCACTATACTGTAAAGGATCTGTCATAAAACACATTAATATAAATGCAGCCTTCATCTACTTTCCTTATATAACCAAGCAAGCATAAAAATAAATCCAACAACTGTGAGAAACAATACTACCCAGCCTACACCTTCCCATATCTTGCGGATCATTTCTTGTCTTTCGTAAATCTCTTTTTTTCGCTGGAGCCTAATCTCTTTTTCCATTTCCAAAATTTGGTTCCATGAATTGGCTCCGTAGTGAAAATTCAAAAATGACTTGAGTTCCTGTCGCTGTGCTTCTAACTTTTTTTTTGCGGTAAATGCTTCAATAGCACTTGCTTCTATCTCTTTACCTTTAAATAATTTACGAAGTGGTGAAGCATTCTTCGCAGATTTCTCTGCATTATCAATGTCACTCATCGCACCCATCCAGCGTGATAGGTCTTTACCCATTGATTCTATTTCTCGACCAGCCATAAAACCAGCACGAATTGCACCAAAAGCCTTGGAAGCTGCTGTAATGGCAAGTCCAATTGATGCTGGATCCATTAAATTTTTCCTATTTTAAAACTATTGATAACAACAAAAGAATTGTTGTACCAGCTGTGCCTATCATTATGGCTTCTATTCGTTTTATACGAAGGATAGTTTCCTTCCATCTCTCTGCACACACAGCTTCATGTGTATCTATCTGTGACTTAACTTCTGTTACTGATGGTCTAGGCATATACTCTAATATTATACCCCACACTAGCCTTTAATTTCCATAGCTGTTATAGTTGATGTAGTTCTTGAGTTATATGCACCATCATCTCCACTATTCGTTCCATTAATAGCCAATCCAGTAGTGTTAGGATTATGTTTATTTTGACCTTGTACAGTATAAGTAAGTTGTGATGTTGAATTATGAGTGGTATCTAACACTTGCATCACTTTACTTTCAATATTGTAATGATCATTAAAACTTGTGCTTCCATATATATGTGCCATTCCCAACATTCTGTTTCCAGCTGCAACTGGTGTAATTATGGCATTCCCACCTCTAGCAATTCTAAAGGTAATATGATAACTCGAAATAGAAACTTGCAAAGTTGCAATTACATATATTTTACTAGATGTAGAACTTGGTGTTATATTTACACTAAGTCCACTTATATTTTCAAAATTAAGATCAAAATCAGCACTACCAGTATTGTCTAGTTTGTTAGCACTTACAGTTTGTATAACACTACCATTAGGTAAAGAACTTAAACCACTTCCACTAAAATTTAATTTTGTTAATGCCATAATCTATCCTATTAAATGTCCAGTTAAAGTAACATTATATTTATTTGCTACAGTACTTACATAAACATAACCTTTATTTACATTAATTCTAATTCTATCATTTTGTGCTAATAAAACTGATGCACTAAATGTTATGTTAGGTAGTAAAGTAGCACCTGAACCAGTATAATGATAAGCTCCATTTATTATTTCTGAATAGCTTGATCCATTATCTGTGGATTTTTCTAATAATACTTGTACTTCTCCTCCAACTGGTACAGTAGAAGCATTTACTCCAGCACCTATTGCAGAAAAATTAAATTGATATACACCATTAACTGGCACAAGAAAGTAATTACCACTTGTATTCCAATGATTGCCTTGATTAGTGACAGGAGAATCAAAAGTTATAAGTCCACCAATTGAAATAGATCCACCAGAGTTAAATCTTACAACATGAAAAAAAGGTAATTGTGGTTTAGTTACTCTACCACTTCCATCAATAGTCATAGCAGTATTTCCACTACTGTTCTGAATATTGTTTACTTTAATTATACTTGTCATAGTTTATCCTATGTTAGTTCTTGAATTAAATTTATAATTAGTCTTGTATATATATCTTCATGTGGCATGGTATTAGAGTTTCTATAATAATAAGAAGTACCATGAGTTTGCACACCCATTACTTGATTAGCATTTAATTGAATTGTTACACTACCAGTAGAAGTTCTAGATTCTCTTGCCCAAAAAGTTTGAGCTATCACATTATCATCAACATTTAAATGCCATGATTTAACATCACCCTCAAGTGATGATATAGTAAAAAAATCTACAAAATATAAACCTTTAACTGGTGCAGTATATTTATATGTTGAGGTATTAAAATCAGAGCTTCCACTTCCAGCACTTTGATATACAGTATTAAATGGTAAATAGCCATTGTCAGCAACGCTTACATAACCACTTGTTCCTTGTGGATAAACCCAAACATAACTTGTAGTTTTTGGTGTAACAACACCAGTACCACTTATGGTCATAGCAGTATTAGTACCAGTACTATCTTTTATATTAGCGACTTCTAAGTTTGTTGCATTTATAATTCCACTCATCCTATTAATACCCCAGTAAATAATGTATTATGCCCATAAGTACCATTACCATTTGTAGCCATAAAAGCAGTAACTACATCATTTGCAGATAGTTCTAATGGAGCAGTTAAGGTGTTAGCGTCATTTCCATTATGCCAATGACTAAAAGGACTATATGGATTTGATCCATTAACATTAAAATATTTTGATGAATCGTTATTGTTACTTGAAAAAGTACATAGATAAAGACCAGCAGTAATGATTGTTATTGCACCACTATTATTTGTTACACCTCTTAACTTATAAACTTGATCAAAAGCTAATGTTCCTTCAACTTGTGAATTACTGCTAAAACCTAAAACCCATATAGGTTTATTAGGTATTGTTACTGTACCACCACTTGTCTTTGGCTCTATTGTATCTACAAATATTTTAGACAATTGTTAACACTCCATTTACTGTTAAGGTAACACCACTATCAATAGTGATATCACCAGCAACCATTGCTCTTTCAGATGTACCTATTGTTATGTTATCTGATATTGTTGAATCATTTATTCTTAGAGGATCACGAAACAATGTAGTCGATAGATGTGTGCCTTGTACTGATCCAGTTGATGGTACACCACTAGATAAAGCACTACCCATAACAAGTATGTAATCAATAACATCATTTGCTGATAATGTTTGTGTAAAAACAATCTGTGATCCTGATATATTAAAAGCATCTTGTGGTGCTTGTGTTACACCATTTACTGATACAATACATTGTTCAGCAGTTCCAGGTGCGAAAGCTGCACCATTTCTTTGTAAGTTAAATGTATTAGTTGCACTTGTAGTTATGGCATCTAATTTTATAAATTCACCAGTAATATTTTCTCTACCTACATATGGCATAATTTAATCCTTTGGTTTCTCTGGAAACTTAAAATCTTTATCATTCATGCTTTTAAATTTCTTAGTTATATCTCTTAGTTCTTGTCTATATGTTTTCCATTTAGTTGGCATGGTAACATCTGAGTTTCCCATATAATCTGTTTCAACTAAAAGATTATTTCTAAATCTTCTTAATATTTCTAAATCATCTTCAGCTTGTGTACTTTCAATAATTTTTTTTCTGTCATCAAATTCTTTAATTTCTTCAGAAGTCATTTTAACTTTTTTGCCATCTAATAGTTTATATTTTGTCATGACATCACCTTATATAATCCGTAACCATAAGAAGTAAAAGCAGCACCAGCTGTCACAAAAATATTTATATTTGCATTTACCT